AGACTCAGGGAGGAGCCGATAAAATAAATGACGCTTTTAAGGCTCTGGGCGCTGCGATGGATGTGATAGTCGAAAGGGCAGCGATGATTTTTAAGGCTCTCGGCAAAATCTTTACGGGGAAATTTAAAGAGGGCTTCGATGAAATGGGTCAGGCTGTTAAGGGCGTGGGCGAAGAACTGAAGGAAGCGGCACAGGCGGCTATTGATTTCGAGAAAGCACAGAGGGCATTGTACGAATCCGAAACTGATGTAATTACTGCGAACGCTGAACGGAGGCAGCAGATTGCGGAGCTTGTTTTCCTGACGAGGGATTTTACGAAGTCGATTGACGAGAGGAGAGCAGCTATCATTGAAGCTGACCGGATCGAAAAAGAAATCCTCGCAGATAATATCCGGCTTCAGGAAGAACGGGTACGGTTGCAGCAGCAAGAAATTCTGAACACCCCTGAACTGCAAAGGACGAGGGAGCAGAGCCGGAAACTTGCGGAGGAGGAAGCGAGGCTCATTGACTTACAAACTGAATCCCTTGCAAAGCAGAGGGAGCTTAAAAATAGGCTGAACGATCTCGATAATCAAGCTCGTGCCGCAGCGAAAGCGGCTGCGGATGAGGCAGCGAAAGAAGCGGAAGCGGAAGCGGCTCGGCTGGCAGAACTGGAAACCCAGAGGCGGGAGCAGCTTGCTCTGGAAAATGAAATCGAGTTGCAGTTGCAGGCTGAACTGGACGCTCAGTTTCTGGAAATGGAAAAGCAGCTCAATGCGGAAACTGAAAAGCTGAATCAGGAGAATACCGAGGCGATGATCGCACAGGCTGAAAAAAGATTTCAGAAGGAGGAGGAGTTAATTCAGCAGCAGATTGAAAACGAACAGCTCCTGGCATCCGTTAAGGAGGGAATTTATCAGAACTCGGTTACGGCTTTGCTTGGTTTTCTGGGCGAGGGTTCCCGGATTGCGAAAGCTGTTCAGGTTGCAGATGCTACCCGGACTGCGATTATTACTGCGATGCAGGCTTATAAATCTGCGGTCGGAATCCCTGTCGTTGGTGCGGTTTTGGGGCCGATTGCAGCAGCCGCAGCTTTGGCGGCTGGTATGGCTAACGTGCGGAAGATTATTAACACCCCGGATCCTACGGGAGCAGCAGCCCCGGCTACGCCCAGCGTCAGCTTGGCAGAGCCTCAGGGGAACGTAAGTACGGACGCTCTGGTTAATGCGGAGCAGGGAGTTCCACAGGACGTTGCGATAATTCAGGATCAGACTGCAAGGAGGCCCGTCAAGTCTTATGTGGTAGCGAGTGACGTGACGGCTGAACAGGAAATTGAGCGTAAAAGGGAGGAGGACGTGACAATATAATATGTTAAAAAACAGGCTTGTAACGCACTGGGACTCAGGCGATTAACCGTTCGACTTATGGGGGATATTACCATACCTTGATGGGGTCTACGGCTGAATTTCGGGAGCAAAACGACCTCTACGGGGATTTGTGTAAAAGGGTGTTTTTAAGTGAAAAGGATGTAACGTAACTTTGCTAAAATACAGTATCATGATGAAAATTATCGAACTCAAGTTGACAGAGGAGAAAACCGGGGAGGGTATTACAGCCATTTCTCTGGTTAAAAATCCAGCGATAGAGCAGACTTGGATTGCGTTTTCAGCAGACTCGGGAGAGGTTAAGATCGACCCCCGGTATGAATTTAAAACGGTGGATGAGGAGCAGCGTATCGTAGCTGGCCCAGCCATGATCCCAGATAAACTGATCTATCGAGTGAACCAAGAGGGCGAAGAATTTTTCGTCTTTTTCACGGAGGATACTATCCGGCAATTATCAGAGCGGTTCCTTTTACAGGGCAAGCAAAACAACATGACTTTAGAACACGACGCTACGCTGAACGATCTTTCGGTGGTGGAATCGTGGATCGTTGAGGATTCCGAAAGGGATAAATCAGCGGTTTACGGATTCGACCTTCCGGTTGGTTCATGGTTCGTTAAGGTGAAAGTTTTAAACGATGCAGTTTGGGAGCTTGTCAAGGGGAAAGATGTTTCGGGATTTTCTGTCGAGGGCGTGTTCACCCAGGAGCTATTAAAAAAACAAGAAGACATGAAAAAAACAAAACTGGATGGCTACCTCGATAAAATCAGGTCGCTATTTGAAAGTGAGAAACCGGACGAAACTGAAGAAACCCAGGAAAATTTTGGCAGCATTGAGGCCGAGACTGCGGATGGCGTTACCATTCAAATCAATTATCCCGGAGAGGTTATCGAAGTTGGCGCAGTAATCACGCACACGATGGAAGGCGAGGAGGTACCCGTTCCGACAGGTGAATATATCCTATCGGATGGTACGGTTCTGGTCGTTACCGAGGAAGGTGTGGTCGGTGATCTGAGAGCCGTCGAAACAGCCGAAGAGGACGAGGAAATGGACAAAGACAACGACGGAGGATTGAAGGGAGAGCAGATCGAAAAACTCATTGACGGTATTGCCGAAATTATTGCCTCTTTTAAAAAGGAGGTTCGGGAGGATATCGAGAAAGCTGTAAAGGCGAGTTCGGATTCTCTGAGGGAGGAATTTAACAAGCCAGCCGACGACCACGAGGACGAGACTCCTCACGATAAGGATAAGCAAGCGGTCGTTCAGGGCTTGAGTAAGTTCGTCCGTGAAGCGAATAAAAAATCTTAAAATTTATTTATTATGCCAACGACATTAAATCTTACAACCTCCTTTGTAGGCGAGGCCGCAACGGAGTTGATCAACCGAATGTTCTGGAATGCGTGGACTGTCCAGCAGGGCAATATCACCATCAAGGACGATGTTAATAAATCTTATAAAATTCGCAGGCTGGCAGGCTCTGATCTGATTCAGACCCCGACTTGTGATTTCACCCCCGCTGGAACGATTGATATCGACGAGCGCAGTCTGGACGTTGAGCCTTTCGAGGTCAACCTTCAGATGTGTAAAAAGGATTTCAAGCATGTCGATTGGAGTTCAGTCAGAATGGGAACCGGAGCGAACCGCCAGTTAGCGCAGGATGTGATCGACTCGGTAATCACTGAAATTCTGGGCTTCGTGGGACAGGAAATCGAATTTCTGCTTTGGAGGGGTGACACTCTGAATCCCACGTATAACCTTATCGACGGGCTGTTCAAAAAAATGCTGGCTTGCGTTCCCGGAGCGCAGCAGACCACTCCTTCGACGGTGGATAGCACTACCGTTGTAGCTGATCTGAGCGACCTGTACGATATTGCCGCAGCACTACCGTGGTTCAATGCTCCCGACCTTGCTTACTGGGTTGCTCCGAACGTCGCTGCCTCCTACAAGCAGGCTCTCGCTAATCAGGGGTACATGGATCAGTACCAAGTGGGCGATAAGCCTCTAAACTTTGTCGGGGTTCCGATGTACGTTGCTCCCGGTCTGAACGTTCACGAAATTGTTCTCTCCCATAAGAGCAATCTTTATCTGGGAACTGAGAGCGTGTCGAACTACAACGAGGTCATTTTGAAAGATATGGCCGACGTTGATCTGAGCGACAATGTGAGGTTCCGTAGTTATGCCGTGATCGGTTGCGAAATCGGCTGGTGCGAAGAAATTGCTCTGCATGACGGACCGTAATATTTAAGAGGGCCGGGAGGTTCCCTTTAAAGCCTCCCACCCTTTTATAATACTTACTTTAAAAACCATTTAACATGGCATGTGACTTAACAAATGGCAGATTACTGGACGAATGTTTAGTAGGTCGTGCCGGAATCAAAACGCTGTTCTTCGCAAAGCTGAACGACTTTGCGGCCTTAACGGGGGTAACTGAAGCGGGGGGAGAAATTACCGACCTCGGCTTAGACCCTATTGACGTTTACAGGTTTGAGATGGCAGATAACGTAGGGATGTTCGAGGAGGCTGTTAACGCAAGTCAGGAAAACGGAACTGTATTCGTACAGCAGAACCTGACGTTGACGCTTTTCAACATTGTCCCTGCCGACTTGGCTGATCTTAATAACCTGAAGCTCGGTCGCTGGGTTGTCTGGGCGCTGGATTTCCAAGGAAATATCCGGCTGTTCGGAAGGTATAACGGAGCAACGGTGAATGGAGGTTCAGAAACGAGTGGTACAGCAGCCGGAGACAAGCGGGGTCTGGACATGACCTTTATTGCAGAGGAAAACGACTACGCTATCTTCATGGCAGCTTATACCACCAATCCTTTCGATAACTTTGCGAATGTAACGGTAGTTCCTGCGTACTAATGTTTTACGTTAATAGCGCAGATATTACATTCGACCTGACATTGACATTAGGTTCGGAGGAAACGAAAACTCCTCCGGCCCTGATGTTAGGTTTCGACCGTAAAGGCACTAATAATTCAGGAACGTGGAACGTGCCTCCGGGTCAGATCGTGTCTGGGGATCGGTTTCTCGAAATTACTGGGATTCCTACGAATCTTTTCGAGTTTACTGGTCAGTATAATTATGTCATTTATAACGTGGATATTCCAGCGAATCCGGTTGAGATTGAGAGCGGTCTATTTATCGTTATCACGACACCGATAACCAAAACCGAGTATGGAACCGACAAAATCAGGGGTGAATATAAAGGCCACCTCTAAGCCTGAAGATAAGTTCAGCGTTTATACCTTTGGCGAGGTAGATTTGCCCCAAGCTACGGAAAAACCTTACGAGGATTTCGTGACTTATGGCGAAAACAATGAGTTTCCTCAGGATTTAATCAATGCGTGGCTTCAGAGCAGTACCCATAACGCCCTTACGACCGGGATCGTGCAGCTTATTGCTGGCGATGGGATAAATTTCAGCGAAAAGCTGATTGAGGTCGAAACCTTCAGGAAGAAAATTAACCGAAAGGGCGAAACTTTGGAGGATTTGATTCGTAAAACCTCCTTCGATTTATATTTGCACGGATATTTTGGCTGGCAAGTCGTCTGGAACGTGGCCCGAACGAAGATCGTTGAGGTTTATCATACCCCAGCTGAGCAGATAAGAAGCGGAAAGGCTAATGAGGAGAACGTGATCGAGTGTTATTATGTTTCTTATGATTGGAGCCAGTACCGGAAAAAGAAATTCAAGCCTCAAAAAATTAAAGCCTTCGACCTGACGGATAGAAGCGAGGGCAAGCAGATGCTTTTCATTAAGCAGTACCGACCGAACCAGTACTATTATTCGACCCCTTCGTATATCGGTGGCCTCAACTGGATTCTCATGGATAACCGAGTCGGAGAATTTCACCTAAATAATATCGAGAACGGGTTCTTTCCCTCCTCCGTAGTTCAGTTCTTTAACGGGGAACCTCCCCAGGAGGAGAAACGTAATATCGAGCTTGGTTTTATGAACAAGTTCACCGGAAAGAAACAGGCGAAAATCGTATTTGTGTATAATAATAACCGTGACGAACAGGTTGCTTTTGATACCTACGAGCCTGCAAATATTGATAGGCGGTTCCGGGATATTATGCCTAATATTCATCAAAATATTATGATCGCCCACCGTGTAACCTCCCCGCTTTTGTTCGGAATTAGGGACAGTTCGGGGCTGGGAAATAATGCCGAGGAATTGGAGTCGAGTTCATTGCTGTTTAATAAAATGGTAATTATGCCGTTGCAGAGTATTATACTCCAAGCCCTTTCTGTAATCTTCCGGGTTAATAGCTGGGAGGTCGATATCGAGATCGCCACGTTGCAGCCGACCCAGTTCCTTGAGGGTGACGAGGATGACGCTACGGCTGATACTGAGGACGAGCAGATGGAAAAGTTTTCAAAGAAAGACGACCGGGAGGTTATGCCGGAAGAACTGGTCGAGCCTATCCTTAAAAGGCTCGGAGAGCTTGGAACGACCATCGAAGATTTGGAGGCCGACGGATGGAAACTGGTCGTTGACGAGGAGGAGCTCACCGAGGAGGGAATAAAGAATAAATTGCGCCCGGATATGTTTGCCGTTGCTCCAGATGTAAGTACGGTCGAGCCGGGGGAGGCTCCGAGGGACGGTTTTTATTTGGTGCGTTATCAGTATCGGGCTGGTCAGGGCTACCAACCTATTATTGAAACGACCAGAAATTTCTGCCGGGAAATGATGACGAGTAACGCTGATCGTGTTTACTCGTACCCTGAAATAAATCAGCTAAGTTTCCAGACGGCTAATCCTGAGTTCGGAACGTACTCTATTTTCCGGTATAAGGGGTCGTATAACTGTCGTCATCGCTGGGCGAGGCTGGTCTGGTTCCGTACAGCGGCCTCTGGAACGGATGTGCCGGGATATAAGAAAGCCCCGCCAGATGCGGTTCCCGTCCAGTTTCTGCCTCCGAATGACGCTGAGGCTACGAAAGTAAATGATCGAGTTCAACAATAACGCTTATGGCACGAGAAGAAAGTTTAATAATCAGCGAAGAATTGTTTAAGGCTCTCAGTCCGGTTAGTGGCGATCTGGATTGGCAGTACGTCTGGCCTATTATCTTGGCGGCTGACGATAAATGGATTCAGCCTACGCTGGGCCAGAAACTTTACGAGAAGATCATGGCAGATATAAAGGCTTCGAGTTTAGTTGATCCTTATAAATTGCTCGTAGAGGACTATATCGCCCGGACAGCCGTCTGGTTTACTTGTTACATGGGTTTCCCTTTCTGGGGTGTAAAAGTCGTAAATTCGGGCGTTATGCAGCGTATTGTGGACGATGGCACGACGGTTAGTTTTACCGATATTGATAAGCTGGCAGAGATGTGCCGGGGTCAGGCTGAATGGTATAAACAACGGCTGCTCGATTATCTCTGTGCGAATAGTTCTGATTTTCCCGAATACTCTGATTGTGATTCAGGGGAGGTTTCTGCGGAGCGAATGAATTATGCCGGGGGGCTGAACCTTGAAACCTACACGAAGACAAGCAAAGGCTTGACGGTTCATGATTATTTACGAGGCTGGTTAGACTGATATGGCAACGGATTGTGATATACACGAAGGGCTTTTAATGCCCGAATGCTTAGTCGGAGAGGCCGGGATAAAATCGGTTTTCTTCTTCCGGCATAGCTCCCTGCAGGTGACGTATAACGTCGATGGTGAGATTACCAGTATCGGAACTGGTACGATTTACCGTTTTGATCAGGATAGACACCACGGAGCGACCCTTGAGGAGCCCATACGGGGCGAGGAGAACAGTTACGTTCGGCAGCAAGTGGATATGACCATGTATTACATTGACCCGGAATTTCGGAATGTAATCGACTATATTCGCAAGGGCCGCTGGGCGATCTTTGCTCTGGATTATCACGGTAAAATTAAACTTTACGGGATCCAGAGTGCGATGAAGCAAACCGGGGGGTCGGTTCCCTCTGGCGTGGCTCCCGGAGATAACCTTTATTCGATGCTAACTTTTGAGGGCGAAGAAAATGAATACGCTCGCTTTTTGGAGGATTACACTACGTACCCTTTCGATAACTTTCCCGGTATTGTGGTTACTCCACGCTACGGGAATGAACCCGGACTCGTCTTGCAGAATACTGCGGGCGACTTTATTGAAGTTGATAATTCAGGAAACCGTTTAGACCACAGTTAATATGGCAGATAAAAGAATATACGAACTTGCAGCCTCGTCAGTACGAACTGGTAAGTTCTTTATCATGGACGCACTCGCTCTGAGCGATGCACAAAGTTTCGATGCAACCCAGCTGGTCGATCTTAGTAGTGCGGAAACGATAACCGGATTAAAGAGGTTCACGAATGGACTTGAGGTCGGAGATGCAGCCACGACCCTGACGAAAGACGGTTCCGGCAATTTGGTTCTGACAGATGTTAATGCGGGATCAGTACTTTTGTCGGACTTGGTTTCCTCGAAAGGACTCTCGACCCAGATTCCCTACATGAACCCAACGGGAACTGATTTTATTTACAGTTCCAATCTGACCTTTACGAATGCTGGCACACGGCTGGGCGCACCGGAGGTTTGGACGGAAGGTACTGAACCTTTTCAGGCCCGGACGACTCGGATTCATGTCGCATGGCTTGATTTCCCGACGAGTGGGCCGACCCGGAGAAGCGGGATTTTTGCGATTCCTTCTGGCGGGGGAGGAACGAATGCGTATAACTATATTGCAATAACAACCCGGAATGATTCGGATACAGCCGTTTATGCAAATCTGGCTGTTCGCAGCCTTTCTAATTCAGACCAATCGGCCCAGTTTAATTTGATGTTATCGGGAACAAGTTCAAATGATTGGCGAACACTCTTTAAGGTTAACTACGATTCCCAGTTCTGGTTTATGTCGGAAACCTCGGCAGACGATATTAAGGTATTTTTTATGCAGGGATCGACTCAGGTTGTAACGACCGGATGGGACGACTCGAAAGCTGCTTATCAAATATCGCTGGGGAATGATTTCGATGCAGCGAATAGATTTGAGGTCGATACTAATTTTTGCAGATGGTACGGAGGAGCGGAGGCCGGGATGCTTATTAAAGCCGCTACGGGTGCAAATAACGCAAGGTTGCAGCTTGACGCTGGGAGTACGGGCGATTCAATAATCGAGTTCCTTGACGGGGGAATTTCAAGGCGGGTGATTGGTTACGATGAATCGACGTCGAGAATTATTATCTCCGGGGGTACCACTTTGGGCGATGCAAGCCGTTATGAATTTTATTCTCAGAATTGCAATTTCCTCGGATCGGCTGCTTTGACTTTTACCCTCGATGCAGCAAGCTCAAGTTGCTCGTTGTTTATTCAGGCTGCGGCTACGTCGGATGCTCGGATCCTTTTTAGGAATGATACGACGACTCGTTTTATTATGGGCATGGATTATTCCCGGTCGCAGTTTCAGATTAATTCCAGTACCGACTTTGGGATAGCCCCGGATTTCTGTATCAATTTCGACGGTAATATGGGAATCGGGGAGGCTCCGATCAGTGGTTATCGGGTTCGTATGTTCGATAGTAACGCTACTGGTACGCATTATATTCTGAATCTTTTCCATGATGGAAATAACGCCACCTCTCACGGTATGCGTATTCAGGCTGGTTTGGACACACTCTCGACCTCCGATACAAATTATCTCCTGGCACTTGACGGAAATGGAACGACTGTCGGAGCGATACTTGTGGACTCGACCAGCTTCAGGCTGTTTAATGCTGTCAGTTCTAAGAAGCTGAAAAAGAACATCCGGGATATGGACGAGAACGTTACTGAAATGTTTCGGAATAAGAAAGCTCAGCCGAAAAAGTATAATTTCAAGGGCCGGAATAAAGCTGACGAGGAAAAGATTAAAGAAAGAGGCGAGGAACTTATTGATAAAATCGGCTTCGTTATTGAGGACTTGGCAGAGATTTTCCCCGACGTTGCGAAAGAGCTTGACGACGGGCATGAAGGGGACGGTACGGTTCCGGCTTATTCCGAGGTCGCTTTGATTCCTTACATGGTTAAGATGCTGGTCGAGATGGACGAGAGGCTACAAACTTTAGAAACACCTTAAATATATTCAAATGAAGATCGAACTCATTATTTCGCACGAGGAGTCTTTAAAGGCTCTATCACAATTATCGCTATCGGACGCTCAGCTTGCTTGGGATTTGTCCGACTCTCTGGAATTAGTTGGAAAGGCGACTCAGAAATTCCACGAAAAAAGGAACGAGCTGATTAAAAAGTACGGGAAGCCTGAAAAGGATAACCCGGAACAGTTCAATATTACCGACCTGAAATCTTTTAATGCAGAGATTCAAAAGCTGGCTGCGGTCGAGGTCGATATTAGCTGGCCCGAATTAAAACTTGAGAACCTGAACGGGGAGGCTGTAAAGCCAGCCCAAATTTTAGCTTGGCGAGAATTGGGAATCATTAAAAAATAGCACGATGGCAGAAAAGAAATCCACAGGGGCAAAATCTGCTCCAAAAGCAAAAGCGGGGGCTAAGTCTGCTCCGGCTAAGAAAACGGCAAAAAAGCCAGCAGGGAAACCTAAAGCGGCTGCAAAAAAGACCGAGGAGGTTCCGGCCTACGCTCTGAAAATGCCGAACGAATTTATTGCCGGAACGGAAGACTATCGTAACCTCGTAACAAAAGGCAACGAGCTGGCTGGTTCGGTGTGGAATCCTAACAGGGTTCGCCCTGCAATATTCTTCGGACTCTGGAGAAAGGTTCGGGAGCATTATAAATTACCAGCAGGGCCAATGCCTCATGTCCCGTGAGGAGCTTTTAAAATTCCTTAGCCAAAGCAACTGGGATGAAAAAGCAAGGAGGACGCTCGTTAAGGAATGGAACGAACTGCGTACTGATGTGGGCAAAATTACTTACTCTCATGTCCGTACTGCCTGTCGGTTGAGACAGGTCAGGGATTCATTTCGCAATTTTTTAAGTACGGAAAATGTCGTAAATTAGCTTTGTCATAATACAGATTGAAAAAGGTTAGAAGGGTCGTCGGTGAAAACTGGCGGCCCTTTCCTTTTATCCCAAAAAAAATCGACCAAAAACCCGATTTCGATTTTAAGGTACCAAAGCGAGCCATACGGAGGTTTAACACCCCTTGCGGTATGGTAGCATGACCCCGACCAAGATCGGCTAATCGACTGTGCATCAGTGCAGTTATCGGAGCCTTTTTTCCGGCCCTTTTTCCCTTATAAATAAGGACAAAAAAAAGTTTGCATAAAAGTGTAACAAAGTGTAACTTTATGTAACGATTCAGAGTATAAAGAAGTAAGTTCCTTGAAATGCTGAAAGTTACCCCCCCGGAGGCGAGAGCCGCAAAGTTATCCGAGAACTGAAATGAAAGGGACCGGACGTAGGGAGCCGGGGCGTAACTGGAAGTATTTTTTAAATCCCCCCGAGCAAGTGTAAGTCTGGTACTCCTTATTTTTATAAGGGCTGAAAGTGATGAATCCGAGTAAGCGAATAAGACTCCAGGTGCGAGAAGCGGAGGCGGGGGCCGATGATCTGGGATTGCATACGAACGCCACGACCTTTTAGAGAGCGTTAAGCCATGACCGCAAGCGAGCAGTATGTACGGGGTTCAATTCCCCGGATCGGCACTACCTTTTTTCATTAAATTATGACAGCCATGAAAACTTTTAGAATTACAATCGACGATGTTAATGTTTACTTGTATGAAACCGTTCAGGCTAAAACTGAACGGGCTGCAGTAAATAAGGTACTCAAGCCCCTCTGGGACACCCTCTCTGAAATGCCAAAAATAATTGTTGAACAAGTTTCATTTTAAATCTGGAATCATGGAAACGATATACCGAGAACGTGACTTGAAAGTAAACGCAATTATGACCGGGGCTGAAATTTGGGCCGCTGGGCAAATGGGTTGCGAGGTAACTGTACACGGTGTAAAACAAAAGCCGTGGGAAATGGAAATGCGGTTCCGTAAGTCCGTAAGGAAATGGAACGTTATCCTCTCTTATCTGGCCGGAGAGGCCGACCCGGAAGTAAATGTTCAAGATTCTGTTTTTAAATAATAACCTTTTAAATTTTGTGTTATGACAACTCAAGAAAAAAACACCGTTTTAAATTTGCTGAAACAGCAGAACGGAGAATTTCGGAAATTTGATATTCGTACCTCAGAGGAACGGGGAAAGAATAACAAGCACGATTGGACTCTTTACGTATTTGAATTATCCCGTAAGCGGGTGGATTATAACGACGAGTCGAAGGGCTTTTATTATGAGGCCGACGGACTCCTTTATAATGCGAATTTAATTACCCGCTTTGCTGACGTGGTTAATGCTTTATCCGTTGTGAGGATTCAGGAGGATTGGGGCGAAAATAAGGATATGAACGGTCAGCCGTGTGTAAAGATTTGGTAAAATGCGAGCAGTTAAATCTGCGGGGGAGAAGCGGTCGGCAGAACGCACCGATGGGCTTATCCGGGGTCGAGTCCCGGCTCCCCACTATCTTGCACAGTTGTGCAGATTTATGTAATTATTCATTAACTTTAAATGTGTATTATGACAGAAAAAGAAGTAATCGTAAACAAGCTGAATCATACCCTCGCAAATAGGTCGAGGGATATTTTTCAGGCGATTGGTCACATCGAAACCAGTGGCCAAATGATCGACGACTTTCTGGTTCCTTCCAGAAAGCTATCCTTTACCAATAACGGGAAAGTATCGCTCGAATTTAAGGACGAGAAAATGGGATTGCATACCAATGCGATCAACCAGCTTGCCTCCCGTTTTGGATTATCTGCGAAAGACTTGCAGAGAGAGGCTAACGGGAAAAAATGGGAACGTGATGTTTTCGCAAGCCGGATGAATGAATACGGTTTGAACGCTCCCCGTAAAAATGTTCTGGTGCGTAAGGTTAAGGATCAGGCGAAAGCAGTCCTGAGTGACCGATACCGGATCATAAATACTGCCGCCATCTTTGCGGCTTTCCTGAAAGCAGCAGCCGATACCGGGGCTGTTCTGGTCGATGCCGTACACGGTGATTTGCGGGATTTTCTGGAAGTTATTCACCCGGAGGTTATTGAGATACCCACGGAAAAGAACGGGATTATTTACTACGGAATGGGAGCCCAGATACGGGACTCTGGTTTCGGGGTCGGTAAATTTGATGTTCGGATCATGGGTCTGAACGTGGTTTGCTTGAATGGGCTTACTCGTGATTCTGTTATGCAACAGGTTCATCTGGGATCGAGGTTAGAATCCCAACATCAGATAAGTTTTGCCGAGGAAACTATCGAGGCTGATACTAAAGCTCGGAGCCTTGCGGTACGTGATACCATGAAAAGCCTGTTCAGCAGAGAGAACTTTACGAGAGAGCGTCAGAGGGTTACGGATGCTACCGAGATCGAGCTGGACTTTCCAGAGGAAATAAAGAAGCTCCCGAAAATGGGATTCCATAAATCGGAGGTCGATTTACTGACCAAGACGTTAATGGAGGCCAATCCGGAGGACGGGATTCAGGGCAAAAACACTCTCTGGAAACTGGCGCAGGGAATGACAGCCGTTGCCAATAAGGTTGAGGATAAAGAGCGCAAGCGTGACTTGCAGGATATGGCTTCGGGGATGCTTACTAATTTCGTAAAGTAATGATCGAAGATTTGACATACGGAACTGATAAGCGGGGCGATTATGCTTACTTTATTGAGGACAAGCATATTCTCCCTGACGGATGGCGGGTTGACGATGAGGCCCGTACAGGAAAGTCCGAGGCTATTTTCTTTCGTATAATCTGCGAAGGAAACCATACTAAATCTCACGGATGGATCGAAGATAATATAATCGTCCAGTGGGGATAAATATTTAATTGATAATCGGAGGGTCGGAAGTCTAAATAATGACAGCGTGAACGTTGAGCGAACGCCCCTGTTCACCCGACCCTCTTTTTAAACGACGATATGGATTTAAGCAAAAAACAACAGATCGACATTCTGGTCAACGCAATTAAATATGCGTTGGAGAAAAATCAAAGTTTATTCTTACTAACTGAGTCAGGCGATGCTAAAATTTTCAGCTTGCAGGGCAACCCTCAGGAGCTTACCTTTTTAATGGTAAAGGCGATGCAACAGGATAAGAGATTCGCACAGGTCGTAGAGATAGCAGCGAAGGTTTATAAGGGTGAAACACCGCCCATGCCTGAATGGTTAAAAGACTTGTTTAAAAAGCTGATCCCGGATAACTGGGAACCGCTCGACTGCGATAATTGTCCTACGAAAGACGACTGCAAAGTTCGTGACGAGATATTCTGCGAAAAGGATATGCCGAAAGAACTGCGGGAGATATTAGACGAAATCTTTAATAACCCAAAAAATGGAAAGTGAGCGAAACCTACGTTTTAACGTTAATCAGGACTTATACGATAAGATCGTAAAGGTTCAGGGGCTTTTAAGTTTCAAGGAGTCCAGAAAAGTAAGTATGCAGGATGCGTATAGCAGAATCCTCGAAAGGGGTTGCGTAGAAATCTTGAAACACAATCGTTAATTTAAAAACTGTATTATGGCAGAAAATGTTGAAAACCCGATTACGGGTATTGTGAAAAGTTTAGCTGAATTTCAGAACGCTTGTCCAGCTATTAAGAAAGACAGCAAGGCGGGAACTGGGACGTATTCGTATAAGTACGGAAGTTTGCCCCATGTTCTGGAAGTGATCCGGCCCCACTTGAAAAAGGCCGGACTTTGTTTTTCCCAGCCTATCGTAACTCGTGAGGGTGTCGAGTACATCCTTACTATTTTGTACGATGTGAAAACTGGCGAGAAGCTGGAATCGAAAATGGAACTGACGAAAATGGAAATGAAGGGCATGAATATTGTCCAGGCGAAAGGTTCTGTTATTACCTATTTAAGACGGTACGCTCTTATGTCGATGCTCGGAATTGTAGCCGAGGACGATGATACCGATGCAGCTGGTCAGGAGGTTCGGGAGCAACCAGCTACCAGAGCGACTACTCAAGAGGCTCCGAAACCGTGGCTGAATCCTACTATTAAGGGCATGGAGAACGTGGCGTGGCGTAAGGCTGTGCGATTCCTTGCTAAAGACGGTACGATTGAGCAGATTAAAACTAAGTACCGGATCAGTAAAGCGAACGAGGAAAAGCTGAAAAACGAATCTTTGTCTTTCGTCGAACCTGAAGTTATCGAGGTTAAGCCCGAACAGGCTAATATGGATTTCGATAATCAGGGGGGGCAGCCTTTCCCTGACGAGCCGGAGGATAATCCGAATAATTATTAACCTTTTAAATTCTGTATTATGAATCGAGCGATTAAAATTATTTCCGAAATCCCTGCTAATAAGGCCGGGATCAAATTATTTGCCGATGCCGTAGTTTCTGGCATTATGGATGGCGAAACGGATCCTCTGGACGTGAGGGCTAAGATCGACGCTATTGAAAAGATTATCAAAGCGATAAAGGACGACGTTGCTTTTAAGGATGCCGTTCTCGATCAAGCTGATTTGTACCCGGATAAAACCTTCGAGCTGAATAACATCAAATTCACGAAGGCCGAATCTGCTAAGTACGATTATTCGGACGATGAAATCTGGAACGACCTGAAGGAAAAAGAAACCGAAGCAGCAGAGGCCCGGAAGTCGGAGGAGGAGCTTTTAAAAACTCTGAAGGAACCGACGGAGGTTAATGGCGTATTGCGTCACCCTCCCTTTAAGAAATCGACCTCGTATGTTCGTGTAACATTTGGCTAAGATGCAGACGATTAAAGAAGCGAAGGAGTTTCTTTACGCTAACTGGGATAAGGGTACTCGGTGCCCGTGTTGCAACCAGCACGTTAAATTGTATAAGCGGCCTTTGCATAAGGGCATGGCTATTGATTTGATTCGTGTTTATAAAGCTACACGGCACCTCCCTCCCGGTGAGTTTATCCATGTCGAATCTATTCTGCAAACTGGGAACCGAAAAAGCTATTCTCATAATTTTGCCCTTTCCCGCTTTTGGGGTCTGGCGATACGTAGCTCTGAGGTTCCCGAAAATCAGTCTGCGAAATGGGACGGAAAATGGAGGTTAACCCAGCTCGGGATCGACTTTGTTCTTAACAGGGTGAAAGTTCCGAAAAGGGTTCACACTTATAACTCTACGAAATATGGGCAGAGCGTTGAAATGATTACGATACGTGAGGCTCTTACCGATAAATTGAATTATGAACATTTAATGAACGAATAATATTATGGCAAGCGATTTAATAAAAGTAACGGGACTCTGGGAGTCCACCGATAAAGACGGAAACATGGTTTTATCTGGCAACCTTTCTGGTTCAGCCCGGATTCTGATCTTCGTTAATAAGTTTAAAGAGGAGCAAGAGCGAGGGCCGGATTACGAAATGTACGTTGCTAAGAAAGAGCCGAAAGATGAATAAGCAAAAGGCTCCGTATTTTCCCTTTTACTATCGGGACTTTTGGCACGCTGTCCGTCACATGACGAAGGAGGAAACGCACGACTATTTGTTTCTGTTATGTGAGCAAGCGGATAGTGCTACCGGAAGCATCTCTCATAAAATTTGGGATAAGCTGAAACCCTGCGAAGAAATTGCGGAAAAGTTCGAGCTTGACCTTAACGGATATTTCAATGTTCGTATGAGAGACATACTACATAAAAGAAGTTCCTTTATCGAGTCCCGTAAGGCAAACCTTATGGGAACTCATAAGGGTTCCCGTATGGAAAAGAGAAAAGAGAAAACAGAAAAAGGAAATAAGAATACGGATAATGAAAAGGGAAAATTGAAAAATAAAACTCCCGATCCACCATTAGTTTATCCTTTTACTGACGAACTATTCCTGAACCGCTGGACAGCTTGGCGTGAGTATAAGCAAGAGCAGTTCAGATTCACTTATAAACCACGAGGAGAGCAAGCCGCCCTGAAATTGATCGGTGAGCTCAGTAAAGGTTCCGTACAGGTTGCGGTAGCTATTATTGAGCAGTCGATGGCGAATGGCTGGAAAGGTTTTTTCGAGTTGAATAGCAACGGGAAGCCTGATCAGAAAGCTATCTCCGATGGCGTAGATGAAATCCTCAAAAAACATGGAGTCGATCATGGCAGAACTTAGAAAGAAAGACGACCAGCTGGATTTTTATAATCGTAAGCTGAAAGAATCCGACCGAGAAAACTGGGTCGAGTTTATTACTGCTATCGTGCTTGAACTGATGCAGCTCAATTTACAGAACCTCCCGGATCCCGGAATTATCGTGAAAATGTCGGAGAGGCTTTACGGCCTCCTCAAAACACGATGGCCCGGAGTGACGAAGGATCAGTTTTATCGAACCCTGCATCACGGCTATACGAAGCAAGGCTCTTATGGAAATTTCCGGGTAACGTACCCGCTTTTGGCAAACTGGGTTTTATATCATCAGCAGATGAATAAACCTAAAACGGAGAAAGAACCAACTCCCGCCCTTCATGAGCAAGCGAAAGATATCATGACGGGATTAGCTGAATACCGAAAGCGAGTTGAGGCCGGAGAGTATAAACCGGAAGGACGTGGGGGCAAATCTCCATAATAATCTGGTAAAAATGAAAACGGAAATGATCAAGGAACTGAACCTCAACGATACTGGTCGGGGTGACTTGTTCGAGATAATAGATCGTTATCTAAAGTATGCGATAACGGTAGGCTACGAAAAAGCCATGTCGGACTTGGCGCAGGGAATTGATACGATTCCGCTTTCGTTTGATTAACTTGCAAATGGTTCTTTCTTCAAGACGGAGGGAGTGGGCGCGGGGTTTCCCCGAAAGCCGCTCCCTTTTTTTATCGGCATACTTGTAATCTGTTTAGCGTACCTGAGAGTTCACCTCAAAACACCCCTGTCGGTCGATTCCAGGGGGCATACGTGGACTTTCTCACCGGAGTGGTATATTATATCCACTCTGATACTGCGACTGAATTTCGGGCTTAAAACGGGTCTGGTGAAAGGGTGAAAAAAAGCGACTGTTTATAACGGGTTTTGTGGTTTAATATTTTCATCGTAAATTGCGGTATGGAAAAACTTGCGGAAACCATACGGAGAAATAAGAAAGACGTTTTCGAGTATCGGCTGGTAAAGCGGAACGATAACGTTGCGATGTTTGCCCAGTGGTATCTGGATTGCGACGAACCCCGGATTGTGGCTTACGAGGTATTCTTTATCCGTAAGCAAAAACCTAAAACGAGAACTATCCCCGGACACGGAGAGGTCGAATATCATGCGAAGGAACTCTTTCCGAGGGACGAGGATTTCGGATATTCGGCATGGTCGATTACTGATGTAAAAAGGGCCGACGAGAAATTTGAGGAGCTTACCCGTCGAGCCTATTATGCTTATAAAGCAATGCGGAATTAAAAAATGAACGGACTGGACGAAGAAGGATATCCGACCGAAGAATATTTGCAATTCATACGGGATTATGAACCGACGAAATTGCCGATTATGGAAATGGTATCAATAATCTGCGAGAATTGGTATTACGGCGATTGGGGCTGGCGATTGAAAAGAAAGTACCGAGGGATAAGGAAACTCGAACTACATACCGGGGGCTGGTCCGGTAATGAAGATATAATCGCTGCGATAAAGTCGAATATCTATCTGACCCACTTTACTATGCGCCACGTTGCATGGGAAACGGGAGGACACTTTTATTTTGAAATAACTGTAAGATCGGGGCCGAGTGAATAAGGCGGATTCCATATTAAAAGGTCTGGACTTGAAAACCCTGCCGCCCAGTGCCCAAAGAGGCGAACCCGGAAATGCCCTTGAAATATAATACCCGGGATTTTAAATCATGGAAAAACGAAAAGTCTTAAAAAAGAACCTGAAGAAATGCGGGGGCGTACTGATCCCGGATATCAGAAAATATAAAAGGAGGCCATGCGAACGGTGTAAAAGGTTCCGGCAGGGAGAACCAGCACTCGTATCTACGCTGGCTTGGAATCATCAAGTCGAAGAATATACTTGCGAATTATGGTTATAATTTTGGACACGACAGAAGGTAAATCGTATCATTTCAAAACCAGAAAGGATGCGGGGAATTTTGCAGGGGTGACGCAACCGACCCTCCGGGGCTGGCTGGCTCACCCTTTTTTTTTGTATAAAAGTTTTATCATTACAGAATCGAATCATGAAAAGATTAGCGAAACGAAAAAAATCCTTAACGGTAAGGCTATTCGGCATCGAGTTAACGTATAACCCTCCGGGGAACCGCCCGATCTGGTACCGATCCGTTCCATTTAAAACTCTGAATCATGTCCAGTAATTACAGATATGAGGAACCCAGAAACGTTGAGGGGTGCCGGGGCTGTGCCGCCCTTTTTTTAGTGGTGGCAATAGTCGTCGTTACTCTAACAGTCCTGGCATTGACAAATGCGATTTAAGGGGCCAAAGCGAGCCATACAGCGACTTTCACCAAGGAGCGGTAGGATAGCATACCCCCGATAGAGAACGGCTAAACGACTTAAACTCAGGTAGTTATGAAGGTAAAAATTGACGACCTCATTCTGAATGAAAAGAATCCGAGGACGATAAGCATGGAGCAATTCGATAAATTGAAAAAGTCGATACAGGAATTTCCTGAAATGATGGAACTGCGACCGATAGTTATTGACGAGGACGGGATCGTTCTGGGAGGGAATATGCGACTGCGGGTTTTAAAAGTAATGGAGTATAAAGAAATTCCAGCGGAATGGGTAAAGAAAGCCAGCGAATTGACTGAGGAGCAAAAGAAAGAATTTATTATCAGGGATAACGTGCCAAGTGGCGAATGGGATTGGGACATACTTGCGAATGAATGGGAGATAACCGACCTCGAGGATTGGGGCGTAACCGTTCCCACGATAAAAAATACAGACCTCCTTTCCGGCCTTGAATACGACCCGCTTTATTATGAGCCTAAAGACAGGCCCGATATTAAACTCCGTGACTGCGTAAACCTTGAAAAGTTTAATGCGAAGGTCGAAGCCTTGAACGAATATGATCTGACGGAGGAGGAGAAAGAAACCCTCAAGCTATTTGCCTATCGGTTTATTAAAATCGACTTTGAAAACGTGGCGAACTTTTATTCCTTTCAGGCCAGCGAAGAGATGCAGAAAGCTATTGAAAGGCTCAGGCTCGTACTGACGGATAACGGTATTGCTGGATTTATCGAGGACGATCTTTTAAAAATCCTGAGTATAACGGACTACGAATTTAAAAACCCTGACGAGCTGGCCGATGATTGATATATTTATTCCGAGCTACCACCGACCGGATAATCTGAAAACGGTTCAGTACTTTGTAAAGAATAACTACGACGTATCGAAACTCCATGTCGTCGTGGATGACGAGGCCGACGATATTGAGGAGTATAAGGCACAGGCGAAAAAGATCGGCTTTAAACTCCACGTATTCAATATGGCTGAATCGATTGCGAGATTTGACTACGTACACAGGCCCAGCGTATCGAGGAGGTCGGGAGGACAGGCCAGAAATATGTTTTATGAAATAGCCAGGAAAGAAAAGATCAGCTTTTACTTGGTTATGGATGACGATACGAATACCTTCCAGACCAGACCGTTCTCCGTTTATATTGAAATATCCCAGATCGAGGATGTGATAAAAGTATTCGATGCGATAAAGGAATTTATGCAGAGGCAAAAAATCGGGTGCTTTGGACTGAGCCAGACGGGCGACCTCTTTATGAGAACCGATACGAGACTCCTCCGTAAAAAAGTTATGAACACCACCTTCATAAACAGTAAGTTTATCTACCGGGGCGAGAAAGGGGTACAGGATAACGATACCTCGCAATTCGTAGGGATAATGAACGAGGGCTATTTTACCGGGAGCCTTATCAGCGGGATAGTATTACAGCAGGTGGCGAGTGCGTCTGCAAAAGGAGGGCTTACCGACCTTTACAACGAATTGAAACTCCTTAACAAATCTCTGGTCGTGCCGATCCAGTTCCCCAGTTGCGTGTTTGCTGAAAAGCAAGTCATGAACGGGAATAGGCTACACCATAAAATCCGATACCGATATTTGGCTCCCTGCCTGATGAAAGGGAAACGCTCGAATATCGCTTGGAATACCTATCCGGAGGACGTGCCATTTACGAATGAACCCAAGCGACCCCATGCCAGAAAAAAGAAAAAGTCAGAAGCAGATTAAGGAGGCACAGCTGGCACAGCAAAAAAAAGCGTACCTCGATGCTCTCGAAAAATCTCTCGGAGTGGTAACGACTGCCTGTAAAAATACCGGGATCCCGAGGAGGACGTTTTATAACTGGTTATCGAATGACGAGGAGTTTGCGAAGGAGGTTAACGACATGAAGGAAATCGCCCTCGATTATGCTGAGAGCAAACTACATGCCCGGATAACTGAGGGGAGCGATACAGCGATTATCTTCTTTCTGAAAACTCAGGGCAAGTCCCGGGGATATATCGAGAGGTCGGAAATTGCTAACGTGACCGAACCAGCATTTATTGTTAAGCCTGAACAGAAGGGCGTTTTAAAAGTTTTGAAAACGATTGACGAGAGAAATAAAAAGGCCGGAGCTTGACTTTGATACGACTATCGTATTCGACCAGTTGGCACAGTACATGGAATCCCGTGTCGTGTGCCTGTACGGTGGATCGAGTTCGAGCAAGACTATCTCTGCGTTGCAGTATCTCACCCTCATTGCTGAAAGGAGCCTCGAACCTCTGATTATTACCGTTATCGGTGAATCCCTCCCCGTAATTAAAAGATCGGTTTATCGTGATTGGCAGAGGATCGTAATGCGGGAAAGGTATAACCCGGATCGGTTTAATAAGAACGATAATACGTACTATTTTGGAAGGGGCTCGATCTTGCAGTTTATCCCTGCGGATGACGAGGCTCGGTTTTTTGCGATGCGTCACGACTACGTTCTGATTGACGAGGCTTATAATATCTCGAAGGGAATCTTTGATCAGGTGGAAATCCGAACCCGCCTGCAGATTCTCTTAACGTGGAATCCGGTTGCGCCTTTCTGGGCTACGAAACTTGAGGACGAGAGGTCGGACGTTGTAGTGATCCACGCCACGTATAAAGATAATCCTTACCTCGACCAGCATATTATTGACGCTCTGGAAGCGAGGGCGAGTGGCGACCCTAATTTCTATCGGGTGTTCGTTCTGGGAAAGTACGGGAACGTTGAGGGGCTTATTTACCGGGAGGGCGTTCACTGGTTTAAATGTGAGGAGCTACCGGAGGAGTATAAACGGAGGGTGTTCGTAGTCGATTATGGCTTTACCCACGACCCGACCTCTATCGGTGAGCTACGATATGCGGATGGTCAGTTCTGGTATGACGAGATCGAGTACCGGACGGGAATGTTTAACCGTGATATTTATAACCTCCTTTTCGAGAGGGCTAAGAGGGACGAAACCGTTGCGGATAGTGCGGAACCTAAATCGAATGCGGAGCTACGACGGATGGGCTTGAACGTCGTTGATAGTATTAAGGGGCCGGATAGTGTTTCGTTTGGCATATCGACTGTGAGGAGCTTTAAACTGAACGTAACGAAGCGTTCCCTGAACACGATAAAGGAGTTACGGAACTATCAGTACGTGAAGGATCGGGACGGGGAATGGACGGGAAAGCCTGTCGATAATTGGAACCATTCGCTCGATGCGATAAGGTATGGAGTGACGCACGTAAGGCAGAAACCTAAGTTCGGATCGTACTCGGTGTCGTGATGTGTTTTTAAGTGAATAAAACGTAGCGTAACTTTGATAACTGAATCCATTAAAATCTTAAATCCAATAAACCATGACGACATTACGTAATTCGAGTTTTAAAGTTAAGACCGGGAGCGTTCCGAGTTTGGCTTTACCGCTTATTCCTGAAGCGGGTGCGATTACCTACAATGAGCAAGACGGGCTATTGTATTTCGCTGATCTGTTCGGCTGGGGCAGAAACGGTGTCGATACTCCCCTCAGGCTCGTTTTTACTTTTAACGGTGTGGATCAGCTCACGATCCGATGGAAAGCCCCGTCGATAAATACTGTCAACTTTAACTGGGATGACGGCACGGTCGATGCGGTGGCTGGTCAGGATGGAACGACTGTCACGACGGTATCGAATTATACTGTCGAGGGCACGTATCTGGTTCACCTTACTGGCGATTACGAAGAAATCACGTACTGGCAGACTGCGAACCAGTTTAATCTGAGCGGGTCGATAAATGGGTTCCGGTTCCTGCCTAATCTGACTACGGTATTCGTAAATGGCACGAATCTGTACGGGGACGTAGGCTCCCTTGCAGCTTGTACCGGGCTTACTACCTTACACGGTACTGGATCGTTGCTTAGCGGGGAGGTTTCCGACCTCTCTGGGCTTGCTTCGCTGACCACTATCAACCTACTTTTGGAAACAGTGACCTTTAAGGGCCGACCCGATTGGCCGATTGCCTCTGCGATTGGGGTTTATATTGGGAAAAATCTGCGGAGCGATGAGGTCGATAATATGCTTTATTCCTTCCGTGACAGCACGAGTGGTAATTTCAATTTCATGTTTAACGATTACCGTTCTGCGGCCTCCGATGCTGACCTTCAGGAAATGATCGAGGACGGAAACTTGATCGTGTTAAGGGAGAGAGCGGCCCCCGGAACTCTGGGTGCGGAACTGAATGTTATCGCTGACGCTGCGAGTGATCCTAACGGGAACGAAATCGACGGTGTGGCTGGCTGGACTCCGACCGGACTTGTGGGAACTGGTGCGAATAAATTTGAGAGTCAGGCAGGCGTTAAAGCGGTAGGGGCTTTCTCGATCCTTGCGGATGCGAACGATACTCCGACTCCCGGGGCTAATTTCCTTCAGGTATTCACGGTCGTTGCTTTTGAGAATCACCGGACAGCTTTCTGGATGCGTCATCTGGGTGTCGGTGGGGCTTGGACTATTAACATTGACGGTGCTTATGCTGGAACGGCTATTGAGGACGACCAGACCGAATTTATTGACGCTGTGGCTTACAGTACTGCTCAGGACACGACCCACGAAATTAAGTTTACCGAGATTGGTCCGAGTAACGATGGCGGGTGCTTTGTGGATTCTGTTTCCGTGAAAGCGATTACGTTCCCTTAAAATCTGAGCCATGACGGTATTAAACAACTCCTCGTTTAAGGTCAAGGCCGGACGGGTCGCTGACCTTGCAGATATCCAGCCGGAAGCTGGTGCGATTGTGATAAACGACACGGATGGCGAATTGTATATTGCCTCCGATCTGGGCTGGATTAAGTTCAGCCCGTCCTCTCCTTTCGCTATCTTTTATCAGTACGATGGCGTGACTCAGTTTGCCGCTTGGATGCGGCTACCAATAGGCCAGACCCTCAACGTTGATTGGGGCGATGGCACGAATACTGACTATCCGGGGAACGACGCAACGATTGTGAACCTGTTATCGAGTTATACGACTCCCGGATCATATCTGATAACCTTCGGGGGCGATGTTCTGGGATTGACGAGCCTGAACATTACCGATATGCCTCTCCTTTCCGGCTCCCTGAACGGCTTAAAAGATTTGACGAACCTCGACTATCTGGCGATAAGCGGAA